AAATACATGTCATCATAACAGGCACATCAAGTGTCTAATCCGAGCCATAACCTCGTAGAAGTTGACAGGCTCGAAATCCAAGGAATCCGTGAGGCGGTCTATCTCCCGTCTTGCGGATTCCTTTTTCTTTTTATCTTCTTTTTTCTTTCCCATAACTCATCGTTTATATCGTTCCTGTGACGATGGCAATCGCAGATGAACATCCTTATCTCATCGGACATCAAGGCTCCTATATCGCCAGCCAAGTAAGCGATAGGCTCCCCTCCGATCTCCATATCCAAGGCCAAGGACATATGATCCGTCAAGTGCCGGCACTCGTGGAACAACGAATTGGCGAACTCCCTGTAAGACGAGGTCCGGCCTATCACCATGACGGATTCCCGGCTGCGGTAATTCGAATAGGTCAGTCCCACGTCCAGCTTGCAGGAGCCTACGTTGCCATAAGCCTCCCGTATCTTGCTTTCCGGGCAACCGACCCTCCTCAATAGGGCTATGATATCGGATGTCCTCGAGCAGGTGACGTTATACAGCACGTGGATCACCCAATCGTATCTCTCGATATGGTAATCCCGTCGTATCATCTCCTTACCGTCTTGAACTCCCGCTCTATCCTCCTCCTTTGTTGCCGGGTGAGATTGGTTGCCTTGAGATTGCCCACCACCTCGGATACCTTGTCAAAATCCTTCTCCGGCATACTCGCCAGCACGTCCTTGGGGGACTCTCCCTTCAAGATCCTCAGTATGTAGCCCCAGCCTCCCATCACATCATCTCCTCCCATATTATAGGCGTGCCGGACCCGATGCAATCAGCGTAGAACCGGGTGAACACTATCCCGTCGTAAGCGTCCGGATCGTCGCAGACGTTCTTGACATAAAGAGCGGCGTACTGCTCGTTAGGCACGGAGGAGCCAAGGTAATCGGCCTTGCACATGTTGGCGGCGTAAACATAATCGTATCCACCCTTTTTCTTCACGTCAACGCTATACTTCTTCAGCATCTCATCCACCTGCTCCTTGGTGAAAGGGGTTATCTTGACCTTCTTCCCGTTTCCGTCCTCCTTCTCCATCATGGATACGGCCCAATCGCACATGGCCTTGGAGAAATGCCAGCCATACGCCTTCAGGTAGGATCGCATGCCGGAAGGGAAATCATCATACATATCTAGTCTCATATTCCTCTGTTTTTTAGGAGGGGGAAACCGGTCCCCCCCCTCATGGTTATCTACGATATCGTCTCGAGTAGCGTCCGGTGCCCGGTACCCCACGGCGATTGCCATAGCCTCCCCCGGATGATCCACGACCGCCGCCACGTTCCCACATCTCACGGAACTCGTCGTCGTCCTCGAACTCATCGTCATCGTCTTCCTCCATACGGTTGCCATAGCCTTCCATGGCCTTCCGCTTTCCTTCCTTACAGCCAAGCTTATAGGCCTCCTTCGCCAGTTCCAACATATCCTCGTCTTCCATGGCGTCGAATTCCTCGATCAGCTCTCTCAGTTTTCTGCTATATGTTCCCATATCACTCTGTTTTTTTATTCTTGTTATTATTACCGTTCACGGAACCGACAAGTTGCTCCATCATGGCAACCAACCTTGCGTTAGCCTCCTTCAGATCGGACATCTCGTTTCTCATGTTAGCGATCTCACTCTCCCTCTCCTTCTCCCGGGCAAACTCAGGGTTCAGTATTACCAGCATCTTCTCGCACCCCTCAATCACGGATTTATGGTAATCGATGCTGTCAAGTGCCTGTCGGCTTTGCTGCATCATGGCGTTGATCTCCGTATTCAGGGCACCTAGATCGCATGACACAACCAGTTTCTCCCCGTTTGTAGTGGGGTAATCCGTAATGGTAACGTCGGACAAGACGTTGGAGAAGCTGACGTTGTCCTCACCTACCTTGGCCTTTATGTCCACCACGATTTTAGCTTGCGGACCATACATATTGAAATTTGGATTCTCCGGTCTCGGAGGGGACACGCTGACTATGCTTCCAACCTCACAAAAAGGCGTATTCCCCTTATGAAGGATATATAAAGGATTCCCTTGTCTCTGATTCTTGAACATATTTCTTGGTTTTTATGAGAGCCGGATCGCTCCGGTCTCTCGTTGATACTCTATCACACCACTCCCGTCATTATCTGGAGCGTATTATTGCCCGACTCATAGTAACACAAGTAGATTCCGGTGCCGGTTATATCGGATGCCGTGACATCTGCGCCGTTAATGGTCGTTAGCGCCTGCGTGGAGCCGTTCGTGTCAAACACTACCGGCAACGTCCCGGTAGTACCAGCCGGGATAGGCTGGGCCAGACGGAACAAGATCAACCCGCTAAACGGGGCTGACAGGAACGGGTGATTGCGGAAGGAGAAACGAACGTTGGTCGTCCCGACCGTAACGCCCGTGCTCTCCAAACGTGGGATACCGTTCTTGTTCGCCATTATGAAAGGACTAATGAATGCCATAACTCTTTATTTTTAGGTTATTAACTCATTATCCCCATCCGTTGCCGAAGTTTCCCCAGTTACCGAGACCTAGGCCTAATCCGTACTGGGCGGCCACGCAAGTGGGTATGCCTACCACGGGGGAGTAAGGAACCTTTGCCACCTCCGGCTGGTTACACTCGATCTTGGCCAATCTTGAGCTCAAATCACCCAAGGCGTTACCTAGAGGGGCGGTCTGCGCCTGTAGAGTAGCGGCGAAATAGGCGTTCTGGTTGCTTTGGGAGATCTGTCCTTTCAAGGCTAGGTTCTCCGCCGTCAAGCGATCCATCTTGTCTTGTTGATACAAGTTCTTGAAATCACGAACCTCGTTGATGATATCACGGGTGTTCTGCAGACCTGAGTCACGGAGAGTCAACGTGTTGTTGTTCATCGTATTCACCAGCGTGTTTGTCTGGTTGCAGCTAGCCAATTGGTTCTCGTAGCCCATCTTAGTGATGTTGTTGTTAACCGTGCAGCAGCACTCGGCGATCTGGCTCAATAATTGATTGTTACCACTTTGGACAGCGTTAATGATTTGTTGGGAACTCATGCCTACTTGGTTACCCACGCTCTGGATCTGTCCTTGGATCTGGCAGATAGCGTTTTGTAATTGCTGGGTAGAGCAATTCAAGGAAGATGACAATTGGCTGATAGCCGTTCCGTTTCCTTGGATAGCGTTCATCAACAATTCACGACCAGCGTCATTGTTCAATTGAGCCGGTAATCCGTTAGCCCCGTTGTTGCCGAAGCCGTTGCCACCCCAGCCTCCCCATACGAAGAACAGGAGGATGATCCAGATCCACCAGCAACCACCACCGCCCCAAGCGTCTTGATTGCCCTTATTGTTCATCAAAGCCGCTACCAAATTGGGGTCCAATGATTTTCCACCACCGCCCATCAAGCTCGGGAGAAAGGCCATGATGTCAAACTTACTTCCACCGGAATTGCCTCCTTCGGGAGTACCGATAAAATAATTTCTATCCATTATCTTTAATTTTTGTCGTTAATCCGGCACCATTACCGGACACGACAAAAATCATGAGAAGTGCTCTGCTAAATAAATATCTCCTTGCTAGCTTGTTGCGAGGTTGTTGCTAGTTCTTTGCGGAAGGGGATGAGACAAAAAAAGCGCCGCCAATTTGTATTGACGACGCTTTTACCTTTTAAGGGAGGCTTTATAATGATATGGAAAGGAGCTCTTCTCCTAATTTATGCAAGGCTTTTTCCAATTTTAAGCTTTGTTCGGGTCTAGGATTTCTTCCTCCAGAAGCATAATGCCATAATTGTTTTTGATTTATCCCTGTAATACGTTCTAAACCAGCCTTTGAAAATATGCCAGAATAAAACTCCAACAAAGACCGTACATCCATTTTAAACACCAACTCGTAATCACCTTGCAACTCTTCCGGAATATCACAGCCTAACTCCTCACATTCCGAAACAAAGGTATCAATAGATTCTATCATACCCATTTTTATCTCATCAATAGTTTTTCCGGTAGCTATTATACCGTCCAAACCATCAATATAAGCCGAGTAATTATTGTCGGCCCGTTCAATGATAACTCTTAGTGTGTGCATACATTTTTGTCTTTTTTTCTTCTTATGTTTTTCATGTATTAATTCAAAAGTTTTCTGGAGGCGGCATCAGCAGGACTATTTAAGTCCTGCCTCCCTTAAAACGGAATTCAACGTCCCTTCCTTTAGATCATCGTTGAGATTACCCGGAATTACTATGGGTCTTCTGGCTCCTTTCCTATAGTAAATCCTATGATCTCCACGCATCCGGACAAAACGCCATCCGTTTTCTTCAAGTAAGGATATAACATCCTTGACTCTCATTACCATTTGGCCTCCTTTCTTTTTTAATTATAAAAAAAAGATAAC